GGGATGAATCTGATTAGCGTCACTGATTCAGTGGACGGAGCGCTCGCCACGCTGCGCGCCTATTTCCCGTCTGCTGCCGCTTCTCCCGCTCAGCCTACGGTGATTCGCCAGACTAGCTCTCCTGGGGCTTTCTGGGCCAGCAGCACGAGTGGAAGCACGATCTCCGTATCATTGAGCGTTGCCCTCACCGCTGCTTCCGTACGCGTCTCTGTCCATTACGGCCTATCGAATGTACCGATCGGGAACTGATGATGAAAAAGAACAATCTCGAACATCGAATTCGTCGCCGCTCGGAACTCACTGAATTCATGGGCGCAACTCTTGAGGATGTATTGGAGCAAGAAGCGCGTCAATCTGCCGCTCGGATGGCGGCCAATGCTATCTACTGGCATGTGCTGACGAACCGGGTAAGTGCTGGCGATATCCTAGGTAAATAAATCAAACGACCGGTCGGTTAATCAAAGGAAATCAATCGTGGCTCGTGGCGGCACTCGGACTGGCGCGGGAAGAAAACCAGGCGCGCTGACAAAAAAGACTCGTGAGATCGCTGAAAAGGCTCAGGAGGAGGGGATCACGCCGCTTGAGGTAATGCTCGGGACGATGCGCGCTCTCTGGGAGAAAGCGGATCTAGGTGAGACGATAGAAGAGGGTGGGAAAACTCATTCACCTATTGAACTCCGCCTGATGGCGGCGGATGTGGCACAGAAGGCGGCCCCCTTCATCCATCCTAAGCTGTCCAACGTCGAGGCCAATGTCAAAGGCAGTCTAGGCGTCACTATCGTTTCTACTCCACTCGATGAGGCGCTATGAAACTCACCGAGAAGCAGGAACAAGCGCAAGCTGTGCTGGCCGGGTTGGCCACGCATCTGATGCTGTTCGGCGGCTCACGTAGTGGCAAAACGTTTCTACACGTGCGCAATATCGTTATGCGCGCCCTGAAAGCTCCCGGGAGCCGTCACGGCATTTTCCGCTTTCGGGCGCTACACGTGCATGAATCAATCGTGCTCGATACGTTCCCGAAGGTGATGAAGATCGCATTCCCCGGTGTTAGTTACACGATGCACAAGGGCGATGGTTACGCGAGCATCCATACGGGAACGGAGGACTCAGAGGTATGGTTCTCGGGTCTGGACGATAAGGAGCGCGTCGAAAAGGTGCTTGGCAAGGAATTCGCCACGCTCTATTTCAACGAATGCTCGCAGATTCCGATGTCATCGGTCGATATTGCCGTGACGCGTCTCGCGCAGCAGGTAATGACGAAGATCGATGGCCGCCCGCCGCAGCAACTGAAGATGCGTGCGTACTACGACTGCAACCCGCCCTCGAAGGCGCACTGGACATACAAGCGGTTTATCCAGAAAGTGGATCCGGAGACGGGCGAACCACTCAGCGATCCTAGTGAATACGACAGCTTCCAGATCAACCCGCAGGACAATTCCGAAAACTTGAGCGAAAGCTACCTGAAGACGCTTAAGGGCATGAGCGCACGGCTGCAGAAGCGCTTCCTGAAAGGCGAATTCAGCGATGCCACGCCGAATCAGCTATTTGCCGAGGAAACGATCGACAAATGGCGCCATGGAACCGAACAGAAACTCCCTGATTTCACGCGCGTGATCATCGGAATTGACCCCTCGGGATCGGGAGACATTGATAACGCCGACAACGATGAAATTGGAATCGTAGTGGGTGCACTCGGTGTCGATGGCAATGCCTATCTGCTCGAAGATTGCACGGTGAAGGCGGGACCGGCGACATGGGGCTCTGTCGCGGCTAGTGCTTATGACCGCCATGCTGGTGATCTGGTGGTAGGCGAGACGAATTACGGCGGGGCGATGGTGCAACATGTGGTGCAAACAGCCCGAGCGCGCACGCCTTTTAAGATGGTGACGGCGACGCGCGGCAAGGCCGTGCGCGCCGAACCGTTCTCGGCACTCTATGAGCAAGGCAAAGTGCGGCATGTCGGTGAGTATCGTCAGCTTGAGGACGAAATGACCGCATTTTCGACGGTCGGATATATCGGAGAGAAGTCGCCGAACCGCGCCGATGCGTGGATATGGGTTCTCACTGAGCTTTTCCCCGGCCTTGTTCGCGACAAACGCAAGAAGACTGAGCAGATGGCGTCAAAACCTCGAATCATTAATGCCGGCCGCATTGAGCCGGGCTACTGGATGGGCTAAGCCATGGCTGAGCGAAAGAAAGACATCATCAAGCGAGCACACGAGCGCTTTTCAGCCTGTGTGGAATGGGAGCAGGCGGCTCGCTCGCGCTTCAAGGACGATGTTCGTTTCCTATTTGCTGATCCTGACAATCAGGATCAATGGAACGCCGCGGTGCGGGCCCAGCGTCAGCTTGCCGGCCAGCCCATGGTGACGATCAACAAGACGCACACGCACTGGCTGCATGTCGTCAACTTTGGCAAGGAGAATCAGCCGTCTGTCCGCATCAGTGCGACTGGCAATGAATCCACTTACGAGAGCGCGCAGATCTTCCAGCAGATTGTGCGCCGCATCGAATACATATCGAACGCCAAGGCAGCCTACAAGAAGGCGATGGAGTTCCAAGTAGGCGCGGGGATTGGGTACTGGCGCATCGTCTCGGACTACGTCGATGACGACAGTTTCGACCAAGACCTGTTCATCCGGGAAGTGCAAGATCCGCTATCGATCTACATGGATCCGCACATCAAGAAAACGGACGGTTCTGACGCCAATTATGCGTTCGTGTTTGATGACATGCCGCGCGAGAAGGCTGAAAAGAAGTATCCCAAGGCCTCTGCTAAGGCTGTAATGGGAGAGGGCGAACTCGCATGGACGCGCAAGGATTCTATCCGTGTGGCCGAGTACTATGAGCGCGAGGAAGGCAGCGAATGGCTGTATGCGATTGATCAAGAGGACGGCGGCACCACGCTTGTACGTGAGTCGACCATTCCAGTTGAAGCTCGAGATATCCTGACTCAGGCGATGGATGACGGCAAAGCCCAGCGCCGCCGCGTCCCGAAATGGCATGTCAATTGGTACCTGATCGTTGGCGATGAGATTGTCGAGACTTCGGTATGGCTTGGTAAGTACATCCCGATCATTCGCGTGCCTGGCGAGGAAATCGTCATCGAAGGCCGTCTCGACCGGAAAGGCTTGACGCGCTATCTCAAGGATTCGCAACGCGCCTACAACTACAATGCCTCAGCCGCATTGGAATATGGCGCATTGCAGTCGAAATCGCCTTATACGGCACCTGTTGAGGCTGTTGAAGGCCTGGAGAACTATTGGGCCACGGCAAATACCCAGAATCACGCCTATTTGCCGTACAACCACGCTGACGAGAATGGCAATCCCATCCCTGAGCCTAAACGTCAGCAGCCGCCGACTAGCGCTCCTGTCTATCTTGAAGGAATGCAGGCTGCCGAACATCAGATGATGATGGCGTCGGGCCAATATGAATCCACTTTCAGCGAACAAGGAAACGAAGTTGCCGGCGTGGCGATCGAGCAGCGCCAGAAACAAGGCCAGCGCGTCACTTTCAACTATCAGGATGCGATGGCGGACGCAATCCGTTTCACGGGCGTCCAGTTAATTGACCTGATTCCGAAGTATTACGACACGCGGCGCACGTTGCTTATCACTGATGAGGAGTCGGGCGAGGAAAGCCAGGTCCAGATCGACCCAGAGCAAAAGCAATCGCTCCAAATGTCCGAGGATGAAGGCGAAGCAAAGATCAAGGCGATCTTCAACCCGAAGGTGGGTCGATACAATGTCATCGCCCAAAGCGGCCCGAGCTTTGAGACGCGTCGCGAGCAGGCTTTTGACGCCCAGACACAGCTTCTGGCTGCTCAGCCGGCCATGGCTCAGGTGATTGGCGACATCTACATGAGCAACGCGGACTTCCCTAACGCTGATAAACTCGCTGAGCGGATGCGTAATTGGATTAAAGCAACGAATCCGTCCGTATTTGGAGGCGTTGATCCTCAGGTGCAGCAGCTTCAAGGCCAGTTACAGCAGGCTATGCAGATCATCAATCAATTGCACCAGGCATTGAACGATAAAAATGTGCAGCATCAGCTTGAAGAGAAGCGCGTTGACATGGATGCGCTTAACCATCTCGCTCTGCGCATGGAGAATGACAACAAGGCCATTCTGGATGCATTTAAGGCCGAGACTGACCGGCTCAAGGCGCTGGTTCCCGCTATGGGTGAAGGGGCTATTGAGCCTATTATTCGGAAGACATTGGCAGAAATTCTGCGAGCATCCAATCCTGATGCTGGCGTGCTGCCTGATATGACGGATCCTGCTAATCTATACGCCGCTGGCATTCAGAATGTCTTGGCACCAGTTCAAGAACCTCAAACAACTCAGCAGCCCCAGCAATAACCACCGGAGAGAAAAATGAGCGATGTTCAGAGCGAACAGCAGACCGAATCGACCGAGCAGCAGCAACCTGAAACTCAGCAGGTGGAGCAGCAGCAGACTGAGACTCAGGAGCGCTCCGATACCTCGTGGGTGCCGAAGCGCATCAGCGAGATCACGGCGGCGCGTCGGGCGGCGGAAGCGCGTGCTGCTGAGCTGGAGGCCGAACTGAACCGCATTCGTGCGGCGCAGCAATCTGGAGGTGAGACTCAGCAGACTCATCAATCACCCAATCAAAATGTCGAGGAACTCGCCCGCGCCTATGCGCAACGCCTGCGCAACGAAGAGAAGGCCAACGAATCGCTGAATAGCGGCATTGCGCGCATCAATGAAGCCGGCGCCAAAGAGTTCGGGGATGAGTTCGAGAAGGCTACACAAAACCTGAACATGGCTGGCG